ATTTTGTGTGGTTAAAAAATAGAAATTCTACTGAATGGCATAGTCTGTTTGATGCTGTGCGCGGTGCTTTACAAAATATACGGTCTAACTCTACAAATGCAGAAGTTACAGCCACAGGAACATTAACTTCCTTTAACTCTAACGGTTTTTCATTAGGTACTGACCCGAGCAGTTACGGCGTAAATACAAACACGTTTACGTATGTTGCTTGGCAGTGGAAAGCCAACGGCGCAGGCGTATCCAACACCGCAGGCTCGATCACCAGCACGGTTAGCGCGAATCAGACGGCTGGGTTTAGTGTGGTGACGTATACCGGGAACGCTACTGCTGGAGCTACGGTGGGGCATGGTCTTGGTGTTGCGCCAAGAATGATATTCGTAAAGTCACGTAGCAACACATATAACTGGTGCGTATACGCCAAAGCCGCAAACAGTGGCAACGGTCAGAACGGAGGTTTTTATCTAAACCTCACAGATGCTTGGTCTAGCGATTCAGGGTTCTGGAATAACACAACTGCTGGGGCAAACACATTTACTCTTGGATCGGGATTTGCCGTCAATGGTTCTGGTGCAACATTCGTCGCCTACTGTTTCGCAGAGATTGCAGGCTTCTCCCGGTTCGGCAGCTACACCGGCAACGGCAGCACAGACGGCCCGTTTATTTTCACGGGCTTTAGACCGCGCTATGTCATGGTAAAGCGAACCGACGCGGTAGAGCAATGGTTGCTGTATGACACGGCAAGAAATCCGTATAACCTAGTCAACTTAGCTTTGGCTGCAAATAGTAGCGCCGCAGAGGCCACAACAACGACTAACGCGCCTGATCGTGGCGCGGCAGTGATGCGGCGACAAACGCATCAGGCGGCACATACATTTACATGGCCTTCGCAGAATCGCCGTTTAACTACAGCCGTGCGAGGTAAGCGATGTGGACCCGATCACTATTGCTGCCGCGTTTAAAGCGGCAACGACTGCGATAGAACTGGCAAAGAAGGGCATAGCGTTTTACAAAGAAGTTAAGAGTACGGCGGGAGAGGTAGGCGGGGTTCTGAAAGACTTGAAAGAGCAGTACCACAAGATAGTCAGCCCCTCCCCTGAACAGACCAAGCAGTACAACGAAGAAGTAAAGCGGGTGCAAGAAGTTGCTAAGGCCAACCCGCATGATGCGTTAAATGACATCTGGGATCAGCTAGGCGTTTTTGTTGACCAGTACGACGTGATGGTCAAGGCTTACATAGCGTCGGAGACCTCTGCCAAAGTGCTGTACAAGGGCGATGTGTCGTTGGGTAGGAGGGCGCTGGAGCGCTTGAAGTTGCGTCATCAGCTGGACTATATGCTGACAGAAGTGCGGGAGCAGATGGTGTATAACGCCCCGCCAGAGCTAGGCGATCTGTGGACCCGGTTTGAGAAGATGTGGACGCAGATCAACGAAGAGCAGAACATAGCGCTACAGGAGGAACTGCGCAAAGGGCAGGTACTAGCATGGCGACGCAGAAAGGCGGTAAACCAGCTAAAGGCGCTGGCAACATGGATTGGAGCAATCCTGTTCGTAGCAATATGGATGTGGGGCGTTCTAATTCTAATAAGGACGAGTCGGACGTATCAATTGTTATGGTCCTCTGCCTAGCCATTATGGCTTTGACTTTCGTAGTGGCAATACCTTTGCTCGGGATGGCGTATGCGGAAATGACGGCTATGACTAACATAGCAGTGGAACAGATCAAGATTATGCGAGAAGAAACCCGCAAGACGCGGGAGTTACGGGCCAAGATTTTAATGGGGATGGAGGAATAGATGCTTACACTTTTGTCAACGCTTATCTCGTTCCTAATGGGCGGTTTGCCTAAGATTCTGGACTTCTTCCAAGACCGTGTTGATAAGTCCCACGAGCTAACGCTGGCCAAGATGCAGACCGAACGCGAGATGCAGCTACTAGCTGCTGGCTATGCTGCACAGCAAAAAATAGAAGAGATCAAGCTAGACGAAATCCGTACCGAGACTGCCTCCCAAGAGAAGCAAAGCCTAATCGCTGCGCAGCAGGCCGAGATGGAGATGGTCTATAAGCACGACATGAGCTTGAACGAGGGCACGTCCCAGTGGACTTCAAGGAACTAGCTGAAATGCTCTGGGATGCTGAAACTCAGGCGCTGTTTGCTTCGATCATAGCGTTCCACTTTGGTGGTAGAGCCTTCGGGAAGTAATCATGCCTATTAGCAAAAAGGCACTTAAAATGATCGCCCACCACGAGGGGGTGCGGACTAAACCGTACCAGTGCCCAGCCAAGCTTTGGACCATCGGGGTGGGGCATGTGATCGACCCCAACCACGCCAAGATACCAGTAGAAGAAAGGGCAAAATTACCCTGCCCACCGGGCTGGAACCGCACGTTTACTATGGAGGAAGTGGATGCTATCCTTGCAAAAGACCTTGAGAGATTTGAGCGCGGAGTACTTAAATTTTGTCCTGCTGCTGGCTCTCGTCAAGGCTGGCTCGACGCTCTGGTCAGCTTTAGCTTCAATGTAGGGCTGGGCACGTTACAGCGTAGCACATTACGGCAGAAATTTAATCGCGGTGACTACGCCGGTGCAGCAGAAGAGTTTTTGAAATACACCAAGGCCGCTGGCAAAGTGCTTAAAGGTTTGGTCAACAGGCGCAACGATGAGCGTGCGCTCTTTCTAAGTTAAGGGGCTGCGATGCCAAGTACATATTCACCAGACTTACGACTTGAGTTAATCGCCAACGGCGAGAAGACCGGTACGTGGGGCACCATTACCAACATTAACCTTGGTGATCTGCTTGAAGATGCAATTGCTGGTGTTGCTACAGTAGCCACATCCTCGGCGGCGCAAGCCTTGACGGTTAACAACGGTGCGGTTGATCAGGCGCGCTGTTCCGTGCTTTCTTTATCTACCGTAGCCGCATCTAACTTTGCGGTGTACGTCCCGCCGGTGCCAAAGCTCTACGTAGTTAAGAACGCCGATACTACCTACAACTTAACGCTTTATGTCAGCACCATCGCAGGCAACACAACCGCAGCGGGTTCAGGTGTAACACTTCCTCCGGGTAGATCAGCGCTGCTACGCAGTGACGGTACTAATATTGTTGACCAAGTTAACTACATTAGCAGTAGCTTAACCACCGGGGGCAACCTCACTGTTGGTGGGAATTTTTCTGTTACTGGCACGGCTACGCTAAGCGCAAACCCTACGCTGGCTTTACAAGCTGCAACTAAACAGTATGTGGATAGCATAGTAGCCGGTGGGTTCCCATCAGGCGGCATCATTATGTGGTCTGGCTCTGTTGCATCTATTCCTGCTGGTTGGTTGTTATGTAACGGTACAAGCGGCACACCTGACTTGCGGGATAGATTTATTGTTGGTGCAGGTAATACCTACGCTGTAGGTGCAACGGGTGGTAGTGCAAATGCGATTGTAGTTAGTCACACCCACAGTGTTAGCTCTAGCGTTAGCGATCCGGGCCACCAGCACGTACAAAACTTTAATAACACCGCTTCAGGTAATACTGTTGCTAATCTTGGTGCGGGTAGTACTGTTACAGGTTACGTACCTAGTTCTGGTGGCGCAGCTACTACTAAACAGGTTCTTACCGATTCTTCTACAACAGGCATCAGTGTTAGCACTTCGATTAGCTCAACAGGCTCGTCAGGCACCAATGCAAACCTGCCGCCGTACTACGCACTTTGCTTCATCATGAAAGCTTAAGGAGCAGTAAATGCCCTTACAGAAACTTCAGTTTCGCCCCGGCGTAAACCGAGAAGGTACGACGCTCGCCAACGAGGGTGGTTGGTTTGAGTGCGACAAAGTTAGGTTTCGCTCTGGCTACCCAGAAAAAATTGGTGGTTGGGCTGCGCTGACTTACACGCGGTACCTAGGCATATGCCGTTCGTTGTGGAACTGGATCACGCTAAAAGGCTACAACCTGCTGGGCGTCGGTACTAACCTGAAGTTCTATATCGAGAACGGTGGCGTCTATTACGACATCACGCCGATTGGGGATATCACTAACCCCATGACCAACAACCCGTTTGCCACCGCTTACTCGCTTTTATCTTCTGGGATCTCCGCTACAGCAACTACTATTCCTGTGGTGAGCGCAACGACCTTCCCTGTTACTGGCGGCTACATCAAGATTGACTCGGAAGAAATCCGTTTTGCCAGTAAGTCGGGCAACGATCTGGTTGGTTGCACACGTGGTGTCAATGGCACAACCGCCGCTACACACTCTGTGTCTGCTCCTGTTGGGTGCGCTACTTTGACGGTAACAGACTCTGGGCATGTGACGGAAACCAACAGCTTTGTGGACTACACCAGTGTAGCTACGTTTGGCCCGTTTACAGCAACGCTGATGAATTCAAATGCCACAACGCATGTGCCAAGCTTTCAGATGACGTATCTGGAGCCAAACAAATACACCATCACTGTTACTGACCAAGACCCAAACAGCGTAACTTACGGACAGTACATTTATTCGACTTCTGCTACTTCGGGTGGCGGGGCCGCAGTTCGTGCTGATTATGAGATCGATGCTGGTCTGGACATTTTCAGCTTTGGTACTGGTTGGGGTACGGGGCCTTGGTCACGCGGCTCTTGGGGTTCAGGCTACTCTGATGCGTCTGGCGGCATTGGTCTGCAGCTTCGCCTGTGGAGCCAAGCCAACTTTGGTGAAGTTTTGCTGTTTGCCCCGCGCAACGGTCCTATTTACTACTGGGCTCCGGGCGGTGCCGGGACGCCTGACTTTTCGACCCGTGGTGTGCAGGTGACGGGTACTGAAGTGCCGGACCAAGTTAATCTTATTATGGTCTCTGATGCTACGCGCATCTGTATAGCGTTTGGCGCAACGTCTTATTCCTTTGATACACCCGCAGATACGTTTGACCCGATGCTGGTTCGCTGGTCTGTACAAGAGGACTACACTGACTGGTTGCCCGCAGTGACTAACCAAGCAGGTAGTTACAGACTGTCGCACGGCTCGTTTATTGTCGGCGCTCTGCAGACTCGTCAAGAGATTCTGGTCTGGACGGATTCATCCATCTACTCCATGCAGTATCTCGGCGCTCCTTATGTCTGGGGCTTCACTCTCCTTGCGGACAACATCTCCATCATTGGTCCCAACGCGATGGCCACCGCTGCTGGTGTAACGTACTGGATGGGTTCGGATAAGTTCTACATCTACTCCGGTCGTGTCGAGACGCTCCCCTGCTCCCTGCGCCAGTATGTGTTTGAGGACATTAACTTTAACCAGTCTTTCCAGTTTTTTGCCGGTACCAACGAGGGCTACAGCGAGGTTTGGTGGTTCTACTGCTCGTCCAACAGCACAGTGATTGACCGCTACGTCATATTTAATTATCTGGATCGGGTCTGGTACTACGGCACTATGGACCGCACTGCTTGGTTGGACAGCCCCCTGCGCGAGTTTCCGCAAGCAGCAACGCTTAATAATCTGATCGTGTACCACGAAGCGGCGGTTGACGACGGTACTACCAACCCGCCAAGCCCAATTAACTCGTACATCCAGTCGTCGGACTTTGATATTGGGGACGGGCATAACTACGGCTTTGTGTGGCAGATCGTGCCGGATATTACATTTGATGGGTCTACTACACCAGCGCCTAAATTCCCCGCAGTAGACTTTATTGTGCGCCCACGACAAAACCCCGGCGCTGCTTATGGTTCGGCAGACGCGCCTTCTGTTACTGCTACCACATCTTATGCGCAGCGTAGTACGTACAACGTGCAGCAGTTTACTGAGTTAGTTAACACACGCATTCGTGGGCGACAGATGGCTTTCAAGATTGAGTGCAACTCGCTAGGTACGCAGTGGCAGTTGGGCACTCCTCGTATTAACGTGCGTCCGGATGGTCGGAGATGACATCTTTTACACAAGTTATTACAACTGAGGAGTCTTCGCTTACCCAAGTGAAGTCGCCAACGCTGCCGCTTGCACCTGTGCAGTATCACCAGCAGTACCAAGACCAGCTAAACAATATCCTGCGTCTATACTTTAATCAGGTTGATGCGCTAATCAGCCAGCTTCGAGTAGGTTACTTAAATACGCTGGCGCTGCCTAACGGTGCGTTTTATCAGGACGGTGTGACTACGCTGGTTACGAACATAACGGGGCCGTCTAACCCACCTAATGGCGGCACAATTACCGTTACATCCACCGCAGATTTTGTTGTAACTACTGGTGGCGTCATTATTGGTACCGAGATTATCAGCTACACCGGCAAAACTCCTACAACGTTTACCGGCATTACTCGCGGAGCTTATGGTTCCACCGCCGCTGCACATTCTCCGGGAGCGTACGTTACTGAAGCGCAAACTTTGGCGTCAGCATCCGTCGCTGCTCCTTTGGCACTTCTTTCGACTACAAGCAGTAACGGTGTGGCGCTAGACGCTACTGACAAGACAAAGATAGTTTTCTCAACCGCTGGGTACTACAACATCCAGTTCAGCATTCAGATGCTGACGTTTGATAACACGATTGATAACGTAACGATATGGTTCAGGCTTAATGGTGTAGATATTCCATATAGCGCGGGTATTGCTACGGTTCCTGCTATCCACGGCGGCAATCCGGGGACGGCCATCATTTCTTGGAACCTTGTACAGCCTGTAAATGCCGGAGATTACATCCAGCTTTTGTTTGCATCTAACACAGGGAATACGGTTGCTGCGACTTACCCGCCGGGAGTTAGCCCAACGCACCCGGTGTCCCCATCTATTATCGTAACAGCAACATTTACGTCGGCACTGTAGCCTTTGTTTACGGACGATGAAATGGTAGACTTTGACAAATTTTTAGGAATGAGGTAGCCATGAGCCTCCACCATCTAGCACAGCATGTTCAGAACAAAGGACGTGGGGAGGATTCGGTCCTTGTTCACATGACCCCGGCAGAAGTCGGCGGTCTTCAAGCGCTTGCTATGTCCCACGGTGGGACACTCACAGTCAACCCCGACACCGGCCTGCCTGAAGCGGGTTTTTTGTCGTCACTTCTCCCCACGCTAATTGGTGCTGGTTTGACCATTGCCTCGGGTGGCGCACTGTCCCCGCTAATGGCGGCGGGTATTACGGGTGTTGGCTATGGGCTGGCTACGGGTGATCTAGGTAAAGGTTTGATGGCAGGTCTAGGCGCTTACGGTGGTGCAGGTCTTGGTGCGGGTTTGACGGCTGCGGGAGCTAATGCAGCAGGTGCCAGTACAGCGTCTGGCCTTTTGGGGGAAGGTGGCAAACTTGCTGCGGGTGTTACTCCTGAGATGTATGCGGCGCAGGTTACAGCCGCACAGAACGCCGCCACTACGCCTTGGGCACTTTCTAATTTTTCAACTGCAGGCCAAGGTCTGAGCGCATTGGGCACCGAAGGTGGCCGCGCTGCTTTTATGAGCGGCATGTCTTCCCAAGCACCTTACGCGGGTCTGGCTGGTGGTGCAGGGCTACTAGGCGCTTTGACTCCAGAAGCCACACGTTTGGGTGGCGGCACACAAAAAGCG